GTGGAGTGCTTGAAGCGCTATCGCCGGCAGATCAATCAGCAGACCAACGAGCCTGGCGCGCCACTGCATGACGAGTACAGCCACGGTGCTGACGTCATGCGCTACCTCGCCATCGTCGCCGACCAACTCAGTAACGATGAGTGGGGCGGCCAGCTCAACTATCGCAAGCTCAACAACGCATAAGGGCACGAAATGACAAAGGGTCTGACCGAGGACGAACTCAAAGCCCTGGTCGGGGCCGAGTCACGCCAGGCGCTTGGGTATTCATCGTCGAAGCTGAGCAATGCGCGGCAGAAGTCGATGTATTACTACCTCGGCATGCCTGTCGGTGATCTGTCGCCGCCTGAGGTTGAAGGCCGATCGTCTGTTGTCTCCACCGACGTGCGCGACACGATCGAGTCAATGCTGCCTCAGCTCATGGTCACTTTCGTGGGCTCCGATACCGTGGCCGAGTTCGAGGCGACCAAGCCCGGCGACGAGCAGAAGGCTGAACAGGCCACCGAATACGTCAACTACCTGTTCTATAAGAAGAACAACGGTCACCGCATCGCTTACACCTGGATGAAGGACGCGCTGCTTCAGAAGAACGGCATCGTCAAGGTCTGGTGGGACACGCGCAATGAAGAGACGCGCGAGGAATACCGAGGCCTGTCCGAAGTCGAGCTGATGCAGTTGCTGGAAGACGACGAGGTCAAGGTCGTCGAGCAGTCGACCTCTGTTGACGAGGATGACCAAGAACAGCGTCAGCAGGCTATGGATCAGCTGATGCAGCAGTTGCAGAGTCTTCCGCAGCTGCCAGAGTATCAGCCTCACCCGCCACAGGTTCAGGCGCAGGTTGATGCCATTCATCAGCAGATTGCGCAGATCCAGTCTCAGCCGCCCAAGATGGTCTTTGACGTCGTCTGCAAGCGCACCAAGACCGACGGCAAGGTATGCATCGAGAACGTTCCGCCTGAAGAGTTCCTGATTGCCCGCGACGCCAAGGACATCGAAACCGCATCGTTTGTAGCCCATAGGGTGCGGCGCTCGCGCTCCGAGCTGAAGTCCATGGGCTACAAGAACGTGGATCAGCTCACCTCGCAGGATGGTGATTCGGCGGTGAACTCAGAGCGTATCCAGCGCCTCAGCTGGAACGACGAGAACGCAGCCTCGGACAATGACGGCGAGGGCGACAAGAGTCAGGACATGATCTGGGTGCTTGAGGCCTACATGCGCTGCGACTTTGACGGAGACGGCATTGCCGAGCTGCGCAAGGTCACCATGGCGGGCAATGAGCTGCTCGACAATGAGCCGGTAGACGCCATTCCGTTCGTATCGATCACGCCGGTTCCGCTGCCGCACGAGTTCTTTGGCCTGTCCATTGCCGATCTGGCCATGGAAAGCCAGAAGACCAAGACCAGCATTCTCCGCTCCCAACTGGACAACATGTATCTGGCCGTGAATGGCCGTTATTTCGCTGTCAACGGTAAGGTCAACCTTGACGACCTGCTGACCTCGCGCCCGGGCGGCATCGTCAGGGTCGATGCGCCAGATGCTGTTGGCCGTCTCGACCAAGGCGCACCAGACATTGGCAACTCCATGCAGATGATGGAGTACATGCAGCAGGACTTGGAGAACAAGACCGGGTGGACGCGTTACAGCCAAGGCAATGACAGCGCCGCGCTGAATGACACCGCAACCGGTGTGAACGTGCTGACCAACCGCGCCGACATGCGCCTCGACCTGATCGCCCGCAACTTCTCCGAGGGCTACGTCGACCTGTTCAAGCTGATCCTGAAGCTCGTCTGCCAGTACCAGCAGAAGGAGCAGATCGTCAAGCTCACCGGCGGCTGGGTGCCGATCGACCCGCGCGAGTGGAGCAACCAGTTCGACGTGTGCATCAACGTCGGCATTGGCATGGGCAACAAGGACCAGAAGATCCAGCACCTGAACATGCTGGGCCAAGTCCAGGCCCAGGGTTTGCAGATTGGCATCGCGACCCCGGACAACATCTACCACGCGGCCACTGAGCTCTCCAAGCAGCTCGGGTTCAAGAATGCCGACAAGTTCTTCACCGATCCATCGAAGCAGCCACCACAGAACAAGCCTGATCCCGAGCAACAGAAGGCTCAGGCGCAGATGCAGGTTGAGCAGATGAAGCTCCAGTCGAGCACTCAGCTCAAGCAGATGGAGTTGCAGCATAACGCTCAGCTCGATCAGGCCAAACGCGATCACGAGCTTCAGCTTGAGCAGGCGCGCATGCAGATGCAGGCCCAGGTCGACGCCAATCGCCAACAGGTCGAGGCCGACCAGAAGACGCTGGAGAGCCAGCAGCAGGCCCAGCTGGATTCGCTGAAAGAGCAGCAGAAGACCGAGCAGCTACGCATGCAGCTTGAGTTCGATCAGTGGAAGACCGTGGCAGACAACGAAACCAAGGTGCTGGTGGCGCAGATTCAGGCCCACACCAGCATGAGCAATACGCAGACCAGTGCGGATAACAAAGGGGCGCCGGATGGCAACGCTTGAAGAACGCATCTACGACGGCAACAGAGCCCGCGAATGCCTCGAAAACGAGCAGTTCAACTGGGCATTCGAAAGCATTGAGCAGGAGTTGACCAACGCATGGCGAACCTCACCGGCAAGGGACGAGGAGGGCAGGGAAAAAATCTACCTGATGCTCCAGCTCCTGACCAAGCTGAAAACCACGATCACGCAGAGCCTGGAGACGGGCAAGTTGGCGGACCTGGACCTGCAGCACAAGAAAACACTCATGGACCGCGCCAAAGGGATCTTGCAGCTCTGAGAGCTTTGCTGACCGGCCGTTCCGTAATCATTCGCAAATGAATCCCATAGGGGACAATCAATGAGCATGTTTATTCACCGCGCACTCGGTCACTTCCTCATGAACGAATCCGGCGCTGATGGTGGCGACGGTGGCGGTGCGCTGGACATCAATACCGGCGCTGCGGCCTTTGCTGCGCTGCTTGATCCGCCGAAAGCACCAGATGGTGACGATAACACCAACGCCGCGAACACCGATCTAGACGCCGACCCGAATGTCGACGTAGATGCAACCGACCTGGATGTCGATCAAGATGCAGACAGCGACTCCGACGCACAACCTCAAACCTTCACCGTCAAGATTGACGGCAAGGAGGTCGAGGTATCACTCGACGAGCTGAAAAATGGTTACCAGCGTCAGTCTGACTACACCAAGAAGACGATGGAAGCCGCCGAGCAACGCAAGACCGCAGACGCCGAGACGCAGAAGGCCCAGCAGGAGCGCCAGGAGTACAACTCCCAGCTCCAGCGCATGGCCGTCCAGCTAGAAGGCGTGTTGGAGCAACAAAGTCAAATCGACTGGAGCGCGCTGATCGAGGCCGATCCGGTGGAGTACCTGAAGCAGCGGCAACTCTATGAACAGAGACAGGCCCTGTATCAGCAAAACACTCAGGAGCGCCAAAAACTCTTTCAGCAGCACCAGCACGAACAGGCACAAGCCCACCAAAGTTACCTGGCCGAGCAGCAGGACAACCTCCTCGCCAAGCTCCCGGACTGGAAAGACGATGCCAAGGCTGCAGCCGAAAAAACCGCTATCTCGAAGTTCCTGCAAGAGCAGGGGTTCGAGGCTGAGGACATTTCGTCCATTGCCGACCACCGCCACGTGCTCGTTGCACGCAAGGCGATGCTCTACGACCAACTAATGGCCAAAGCCAACGTGCAAGCCAAGAAGGTCCAAGAAGCCCCGCAGCGGGTGGTCAAGCCAGGCGTTACGTCGAACGGCACTCCCGATGGCCGCACCACTGCCGCGAAACGGCATGAGCGCAACGGGACTGTCGAGACGGGCGCTCAAGTATTTCGCCAATTCCTTGATTAATTCCGGAGCAACATCATGACCGCACCTAGTGGCACTTTCCTAACCACGGCCGCCATCGGCAACCGTGAGGACCTGACTGAAACCATTTACCGCATTTCCCCGACTGCCACGCCGTTCATCTCGCTGGCAGCCAAGGGCAAGGCGTCCAACACCCTGCACGAATGGCAAACCCAGGACTTGGCCGCCGCAGTGAGCAACAACGCCCAGGCTGAAGGCGATGATGCGACCGCCAAGACTGTGACCCCAACCGCGCGGCTGAACAACCGTACCCAGATCTCGACCAAGACCGTGATCGTGTCCGGCACCCAGCAAGGCATGAACCCTGCAGGCCGCAAGGATGAACTGGCCTACCAGCTCAGCTTGGCCTCGCTGGAACTGCGCCGCGACATGGAGACCTCCGCCACTCAGCTCGATGTGCTGGCTACTGCTCCGCGCCAATCTCGCGGCCTGGTCGGCTGGGTCGTGGACAACGTGAACCGCAATGGCGGCACCCTGGCGTCGTACACCGCCAACACCGGTCGCACCAAGGGCACCGCGATCGCGTTCACCGAGGCTCGCCTCAAGGACGTGTTGCAGAAGTGCTTCACGGCTGGCGGTGATCCTGACTCGATCCTGCTGCCACCTGGTGCCAAACAGACCTTCAGTACCTTCACCGGTAACGCTACCCGCTTCGACAAGAGCGAAGACGCCAAGCTGTTCGCCTCGGTCGACGTGTACGTGTCGGACTTCGGTGAGCTGAAGGCGATCCCTTCGCGCTTCCAGGACGCGAACGACGTGTTCGTGCTCCAGGCAGACAAGTGGGCGATCAGCTACTTGCGCCCATTCAGCACCGACGAGCTCGCCAAAACCGGCGACTCCGAGAAGCGCATGCTGAAGGTCGAGTGGACCGTCGAATGCCGTGCGCCCAAGGCGAACGGTGCGATCTACGACGTAGCCTGAACATAAGGCAATCACCCAAGGGGAGCTTCGGCTCCCCTTTTCTTTGTGGAGAATTTTACATGCCCATGCTCAGACAGAATGCCGACGGCTCGTTCGGCATCGAGGGTACGGCGGGTGGCGACGGTGGCTTCCTCCCTGTCACGCTGAACTACACCGCTTCAATCGTTGATTGCACCATGTTCACCGCTGACCGGCCTTACGTCGTCAAGGCCATTCGTGGCCGGGTTGATGTGGCGGGTACTGGTGGTGCTTGCACCGCGACCATCCGCAAGGTGGCGAGTGGCACAGCCATCACCTCTGGCACAGCGCTGCATACCGGTAGTTTCAACCTGGTCGGCACCGTGAATACCCAGCAGGCATTGACGCTCTCGACCACGGCAAGCGACCTGTTGCTCGCTGCTGGCGATTCGATCTGCTTCGACCTGACCGGCACCGCAACATCCGCCGTTGGTGCTCTCAGCATTCATCTGAACCCGGCCTAAACCAACGCCGCCTGACTAGACGCCCTTCGGGGCGTTTTTCTTTGGAGCTCGCTCATGAGCAATACCTTCGAAAACGCCATCACGGTGACGTCGACCGGTGTGTCTATCACCACGTCTGGCGTATCGGCCAGCGCCACCATTCCCTTCGATATGGGTAATGCGGTGCCAAAATACATCCGTGTCGCCGCTACGGCCGCCGCGTATGTGCGAATCGGCAACGGCACGCCTACTGCGGTAACGACAGACCTGCTGGTTCAGCCAGGCGACGCCGTCATCTTGGCCGTCTGCGGGCTGAAGTCGATCTCCGCCATTCAAGTGACTGCTGCTGGCGTTGTGCAGGTTTCTCCGGTGGAGAACGCATGATGCTCGACCTCGAAACGAAATTTCATTTCCACGATGGGAAAATGACAGTCGAGCGCACGCAGGACTGCACTCCCATCGCCGACTACACCAAGTCCCTGCATAACGCCGGGATGCATGGCGGGTCGGAAATGAAGCACGCGGCCAAAATCCCGTTCGTGATCATCGAGGACTATTGCAACAAGCACGACATCACCTTTCACGAGTGCATGGCCAACAAGGAGCACATGCGCCGGATGCTCAATGACCCCGACCTGTCCGCGTTTCGCATCTGGAAGGGCAAGGTATGAGCATCACCACCTACGCCGAATTACAGACGGCCGTAGCCTCCTGGCTGAACCGTGGCGACCTGACGGCCAACATCACCGACTTCATCACCCTGGCTGAAGCCCGATTGAGCTCGGACGTGAAAGGCCGGCTGATGGACACCAAGACGACACTAGCCACGGTGGTCGGCGTCAACACGGTCACCTTGCCGACCGACATGCTGGAGATGCGCCGTTTCCAGGTGGCGGGCAGCTACAACCAGCCGCTGTCCTATCGCACCCCTGATGAGCAGAGCATTGACTTCTCGGCCAACTCGTCCGGCCAGCCAATCGTCTTCACGGTGATTGGCGCGAATGCGGAACTGGCCCCTGTGCCTGACGCCGTGTACTCGCTGGAACTGACGTATAGGCAGCGCATCCCGGCCCTGTCGGTGTCGAACACCACCAACTGGCTGCTGACCGCGTGGCCGAATGCCTATTTATATGCCTCATTACTGGAGGCTATGCCATTCATCATGAATGACCCGCGCTTGTCTATGTGGCAGACGCTCTACATGCAGGCCGTCGACGGCATCAACAACGTCGACTGGTACAGCGGCACCACCATGAAGGTGCGCGCACGATGATCCCGCTGCTGGGTTTTGCGCCTGATGCCGACGTGACGACTCCCGGCCTGCTGACCAACTGCGTCAACCTGATTCCGTACAAGAACGGAATGGAGGGTGCGCCAGAGCCCACAACGCCCGCTTCGACACCCGTACTCGCGGCGGCCTGCATCGGTGCGGCCGTTGTATCGAAGCTGGACGACACGCGCCGTATCATTGCCGGCACCACGACCAAGCTCTATGAGCTGCTGTCCGGCGCATGGACTGATATTGGCAGAGCGGCGGCGTATACAGGCGGCGTCGACACGCGCTGGTCCATCACCCAGTTCGGTGACGCCACGCTGTGCGCGAACCGGGCAGACGTCATTCAGCGCTCCACCGGTGCGGCGTTTGCCGATGTCGCCACTGCGCCCAAGGCTGAAATCCTGTTCACGGTCGGCGCGTTCGTTATGGCGCTGAACGTCAATGACGGCTCGGAAAAGCCTGATGGCTGGCAGTGCAGCGCCGCCTTCGACGATACGTCGTGGACGCCCAACATCGCGACTCAGGCCACAGCGGGGCGACTGGTTGCCACTGCCGGCCGGCTCACGGCTGGGATGCGCCTCGGCGAGTACGCCATAGCCTACAAGGCCAAATCGATCTACCTCGGCCAGTACGTCGGCGCTCCCACCGTGTGGAACTGGATTCAGGTTCCTGGCGGTGAAGCAGGGTGTGTCGGCAAAGAGGCGATCTGCGACCTCGGCGGCACTCACTTCTTCGTCGGCGACGACAACATGTGGATTTTCGACGGCACACGGCCTGTGTCGGTGGCTGACGGGTATGTTCGCCAGTACTTCTACGACAACTCGAACCCCGCGTACCGCTACCGGACTGTCTGCGTGTTTGATCGACAGAAGAATCTGGTCTGGGTGTTCTACCCATCCCTTGGCTCTACCACGCCTGATTCGGCGCTGGTTTACCACATCGTTGCCAAGAAGTGGGGCGTGGCCAATCGCAGCATCGAGGCGGCGCTCAACTACGTCACCAGTGGTGTGACCATCGACGGGCTGTCGGCTATTTCCGCCACCATTGATGGCCTGTCGTCCTACTCGTTTGACTCGCAGTTCTGGCTGGCTGGTGGTAAGTCGATGTCGATCTTCAACACCTCGCATCAACTCCAGTCGATGACTGGCACGTCGCTTACCAGTTCGATGACGACCGGTGAAGTCGGGGATGACTATGCCGTTACCTGTCTTGGTCCGATCAAACTGCGTTATGCCCTGGCGCCAACTTCCGCTTCAGCACAGACCTTCATCCAGATGAACTCGGGGACCGGCTTTACCGCTGGAGCCACTGGCGCCGTGCTCGACGGCAAATTTGACCTGCGCCAGTCGGCGCGCTGGCACAAGGCGACCTTCACGTTTGTTGGACCGGTGCGCATTACCGCCATGGATGCAGGTTCTGCACCGGCCGGGGGCCGCTGATCATGAAAGCGAACACCACTCCACGCGTAGGCACTGACGATCCGCTCCTGCAACGAGAACTGCGCGAACACGCCACGCAAATCAATCTGCTCTCCGAAGGCCGCATTGCCGGGTTCTACGGCGCGCTCACTGCCGCGCCTACCGCCGGCACCTATTTGCAGGGTGATGAGGTCAAGAACTCGGCGCCGTCTGAGCTTGGCACGGCTGGCTCCAAATACTTCATTGATGGCTGGAAGTGCGTCGTGTCCGGCACGCCCGGCACATGGGTGCAGAAACGCTGCCTGACAGGTAATTGATGAACACACTCATCGTTGTCCCGACATCGCATATCGACGTGGCCTGGAAGCAGGGTGCGCACAACCTGGGCTTGGCCTGCTCCACCTCGGGCGGGGAGATCACTGGCGACCAGCTGAAAATGATGCTCAGCCGCGGCGAGCGCACGCTGGTCCGGCTTGACCGAGACGATGAGATTGCGGGCTGGGGCGTCGTCGGTGTCGAGCAGCTGCCGAACTTCCGCGTCCTCTACATCTACGAGATGTACGCCCCGCACGGGCACTTTGAAGAATTCTTTGACGAACTGGAAAGCATGGCCAAGTCGCTCGGGTGCTCACGCCTGAGATGTGCAGCTGCGCCGGCCCAGGCCCGTCTTTACCGGATGCGCTGTGGATTCGCGCCGGTCTACCAAGTCCTGGAGGTCGAACTGTGAATATAGATGCCTTGCACGAACAACTCAGCGCAGAGTTCGGCGGTCCTGCGATTGGCGCGCTGCCGGCGTTCCCCGGGGACCTTCTGCGTCCGCACAAAGGTGGCGGGCAGACCAGTTCGACGACGCAGTCTATCCCGACCGAGTTGAAGCCGCTGGCAGCCGCCTACAGCAACAAGGCCATGGACCTGTCGAATACCCCCTACCAGGGCTATGGCGGTCAGCAAGTCGCCGGGATGAACGATTTCCAGAACTCGACCACCGCGCGCCTCGGGCAGATCTTCAACTACGGCGATCCGTCGATGAACGCCGCGCGGAACACCGTCACCAACTCGCTCAATTCCGGGAAAGCGGCCACTGACAACCCATATGGGTATGCAAGCAATGGGGGCACGAACCAATATGCCGGCTCCAACCCCTACTTGCAGCAGAATATCGATGCGGCGATGGGCGACATCACCCGCAACTACAACGACGCCATCGCCCCGGGTCTCAGCACGCAAATGGTCAGCTCCGGCTCGTTCGGCAACACCGGTAACCAGGCGGCAACCCAGAATTCGCTCAACGACCTGACCAAGAACTTAGGCAACACCGCTTCCGGTATGCGCATGCAGGACTACACCGCGCAGCAGGGCCTGGCCGAGAACCAGATCAATCGAAACATGCAGAACAGCCAGTTCAACGCCGGGCTTGGTCAGGACTATGCGAGCCGCAACGACCAACTGCGCAGCCAGATGCTTGGCTTGGCTCCGGGTTACGAGAACGAGGCCATGAATGTGGCCAACAATTTCGGCCAGCAGGCCAACATGTACCAAGACAACTACCAGCAGCAGCTGGATGCGGCTTACCAAAACTGGACCGACCAGCAGAACGACCCGTACAAGAAACTTGCTGCGATGTCGGGCGTATTCGGCTCCGGTCTGGGTAATACCGCGACGACCAAATCTTCGGGCGGGGGTGGCAAATGAGCTTTCTCGGCGATGTAGGCAGCTTCGAGCTGTTCAACCTGGGCGCGATGGGCA